AAGTTGGTCAGTTGGGTTGCGCGTCCCGCTGGTATGAATGCGGAAGATGGCCTGGAGCAATGGGCCGATCCTGAGCCAGCACCTGTACGCAAAGCCAAGCCAGCGCCTGCGCCCGTAATGGATGATGAAGAGTTTTTCTAACCAGTAATCTGGTGGGCCGGTGGGTTGATCTCCACCGGCTTTTTTTTCCTCTAAAAAATGAGAACGAGACAATGGACACTGAAACAATAGCCAAAGCTTTGGGCAACGCCAAGCACGTCAATGGTAATTGGCTGGCGAGTTGCCCTGTAGTTGGCCACGGCAGAGGAAACGGGGACAAGAACCCGAGTCTCTCCATCAAGGAAGACAATGGGAAATTATTATTTCATTGCCACGGTGGATGCGACCAGCACTCTGTATTCGACGCGGTCAGGGAACGCAACCTATTGCCAGCACTTCAGCGCCAGGAGTACAGTCTCGCGCTTATCAAAGGTGAATTGATGACTATGCCAACGCTGGAGCAGGAGTGGGAGTACAAGGACGAGCAAGGCGAGACTCTATTCGTAAAGCGCCGGTTCAAGACCAACACCGAAAAGGGCAAGACGTACAGCTTGCATAAGGTGGATGCCGCAGGCAGACGCCAGGGAACAATGACAGGTGCGCGGATAGTGCCTTACCGCTTGCCTGAGTTGCTGAATGCGCGTGAAGCTGGCCGCGCTATCTACCTGGTGGAAGGTGAGAAGGCAGCGGACGCCCTAGTCAGCATAGGCGCCATTGCCACTACGTCCCATGCTGGTGCAAGCCACTGGCCTGCTGACATTACGCAATACTTCACCGGCGCGGTGGTAATCGTTGTCCCAGACTGCGACGCACCAGGTTGGAAGTACGCCAAGCGGGTAGTGGAGGCGCTCTTACCTGTAGCCAAGGCAATCCGCGTGCTGGACTTCAACCTACCCGAACTCGGTGACGATGCTTACGAGTGGGTTGCGGATGGCGGGGATCGGGCAAAGCTGGCAGAACTTGCCAAGGCGCTGCCCGTCATCACTAACTTAGACCAGGTGCTGACACCAGAGTGGATTGTTCCACGGGAAACTACCGAAGTTACTGTAGAACCCGATAACTTTGATAGAAATGAGCCGCCCATCCTAGTACCACGGCAATTGCTCAAGATTGAATCCTGGGATGACATTGAGGACGAGCCGGTTGAGTGGCTAATCAAGGACTTGCTACCACGGCGCTCTTTAGTGGCACTCTACGGTCCACCTGGCAGTTTCAAGTCATTTGTGGCGCTATCCATTGCGGAGGCAATTGCCACAGGCAACCAGTGGATGGGACGCGAAGTAGAAACACCAGGTGCAGTCCTGTACATCTGCGGGGAGGGATTTGGAGGTGTAGGCGCAAGGATCAAGGCGTGCAAGATTTACAACAAGACGCCAGCGGGAACTGAAATCTACGTCATCAGGGCCGCGCTGAACCTGAGATCGAGCGCGGATGACTTTGATCTGCTGATGGCATCCATAAAAGACTTGATGGAGAAGACCGGCGTCCAGTTTGAACTGGTGCAGATCGACACGTTAGCCCGAGCATTTGGCGCTGGCAACGAGAACAACTCGGAGGATATGGCGGCATTTATCCACAACACCGGCAGGATTCAGCGGATGTTGGGGTGTTCCATGATGGTCGTGCATCATTCAGGAAAAAACATTTTGGCTGGTTTGCGGGGACACTCAAGCCTGCTGGGAGCCGTGGACACTCAACTCGAACTGGCGAAGATTGACGCAACTCCCAACCTTGCAAGCCAGGTGGCTGGCAGCGGCATCCTGACAGTGTCAAAGCAAAAGGACGGCGAGACCGGAGTCAAGATAGGCTTTGAGATGGTTAAGGTGGAGATTCAGAGCAGCCAACTAGGCATCAGCGACGCACAGATCAGCCTGGCGGTCAGGGCCAGTGACGAGGCGCTGAAGCAGGAAATGCAGCAGCAGGCAGTCGAGCGCCAGGCTAAACCACGCAAGTTGCAGGAGAACCAGCAGGCTGCGCTGGACTCTATCCACGACGCAATTAAGAAGAATGGGCATATGACAAATGTGGGTGAGGAGCGCCACAAGACGGTCTCAGTGTCCGAGTGGAAGGAGGCATTCGCCAAGCTGAAGGGTGACAGCAAGTCAATCGACAGCGACTTCTACCGTGGAAAGAAGGCGATGTTTGCCAAGAAGCTGGTCGGGTATCACGAGACGGATGTAGCGAATTACTGCTGGGTCATCTACCGCGATGGTGACAAAGATGAGCCGTTTGTGGAATCGGATTGATAGGCAACTTATGAAGTTGACTATGGAAATATAGGCAGTTGCCTATGTACTTATGTTTGAGAAATATAGGCAACTTAGTGAAATATAGGCAGTTGCCTATGCTGCAAGTTGCACAGGAATAGGTAAAAACCTAGTCAACTTACAACTTCTTGCTTAATGCAAGAAGTAAGTTAACTAGGTTGACTACCTCGGAAAGTTGGTATGGTGAAGTTGACTAGATGAGGAGTTGAGGATGGCATCGAAGAAACTTACGGATAGGGATGAGTTCCCGTCTGACCCGTTCAAGGTGTTTCAGCATTCGCTCATGGTTGAGATGGAACTGGCGAAGATGGAGCATGAGAAGGTTTATGGCATTGACCGAGTGATCGATCTGGTGGATGCCGAGTTCCGCAGGAAGTTCAACGCGCAGCGGGAACGCATCTGGGAGGCCAGCCAGGCGCGGGACGAGGAACGGTTGGAGAAAGCTATCAGGGGAATGATTGCGGCGTACAAGGCGCTTACCAAATGGGCGACTGAGGCAGGCATTGAGCAGATGCCTAAAATCGATTGCATGGAACATCGGATGGGTGACGGGAGCCTGATGGTCATCGTCAGGGATAAGCAGATGGCGACCTGGTATGAGCAATTCCGCAAAGCGCCAGGCGCGAGGTCGATTTGGACACTTGCGGAATTAGAGGTGGTGATGACGGGTCCGACATTGAAACAGGTACGCGAAATCAAAGCAGCACTGCCAGGTACGACAATGGTTCCCGTGACGCCGCAAGGTTCCAACGGGTTTGAGGAGATGGAGAACGACATCGACATCAGCAAACCATTCAAGGGCGGCAAGTTGTTTGACATAAAGGCAGCAGAAAGGGCAAGAGATGAGCGCAGGACGTGATTTATGGGACGAGGTGGTACGCAGGGTGCTTGCGCTAACGAAAAACGCTTGGAGGGTCATGTAATGCCTGGGAATCCAAAAGTGAGAGCCGATATTGCGCTGTTGGAGGACATCGACGACGAGTTGATCCTGTCGATGTTTGAGGAAGGGCGCAGCAAGGCAGACATATGCCGTGGCCTAGGCGTTGGACGGCGTGCGCTCGATACTTGGATCGAAGATAACGACTATGAGGCTAAAATAACGCGCGCGCGGGTGGAAGCTGCCTCGCATCTTGCTTGCGAGACACTCACCATTGCGGACGGCATGGACGTTGACAACGGCCAGCGCGACGTGCAGCGCATTCGGACGCGCCAGTGGCTGGCCGAGCGCTGGGATCGGAAAACGTACGGCACTGAGAAAGCCAGCCAGGTCAACATCAGCATCCAGGGATTACGCATGGAGGCGCTGCGCCACGTCGAAGTGGTTGAGCAGTTATCCACAGACCAGATGCCAAAGTTATCCACAGAATGAGTGTATTTGCTCAAAGATTAAGCAGAAATAGGCATAACTACCCTGTTTTCATTCACATAATGGACACTGTATCAAATACACATTATGGGATTAGTGCTGACGATCAGCATAATCATCAATGGAATCAATGTGTTACGCGCACCATAGCCAAGCGTCAGAGGAGACGTGCATCGTGCTGAGTTATCCACAGGATGCAGCCAATCGCCAGGTGGCCGCGCCCTGGCCGCTGGCCGCCCGACCCCCCCCCGTCTGGCCGTGGCGGCGGGGCGGTTGTGGCAGCACCTAAACACCTACCGAATGTCCTAATCCGCTGACCCCCTACCCCCTACCTGACAACGCACTATGGTTACAAAAAAAAATTTGGAAGTTCCCGATAACCCGTTTATTGAGTTCGCCCTGCTGTATAAAAACAACCCTGTGCTATTTGTCAGGGAGGTGCTGAACACTGAGCCTGATGATTGGCAAGTGGAGTTTCTGAATCACATTGCAAAGGGAAACCGACGCATTAGCGTACGCTCCGGTCACGGCGTGGGCAAGAGTACGGCATCGGCTTGGGCGATGCTGTGGTATCTGTTTCTACGGTTCCCTGTCAAGATTGTGGTTACAGCGCCAACGTCAAGCCAACTTTACGACGCCTTGTTCGCGGAACTGAAGCGCTGGGTTAAGCAGTTGCCGCCTATGCTGGAAGATCAGTTGGACGTGAAGCAAGACAGGGTTGAGGTCAAGGAGGCTCCCAACGAAGCGTTTATCTCGGCCAGGACAAGCCGAGCAGAGCAACCCGAGGCGCTCCAAGGGGTTCACAGTGACAACGTCATGCTGGTGGCAGATGAGGCGTCAGGCATCCCCGAGGCGGTATTTGAGGCTGCAGCCGGTTCCATGTCGGGTCACAAGGCGGTGACGTTGCTACTCGGTAATCCGGTGCGGTCAACGGGTTTCTTCTACGACACCCACAACCGGCTCAAGGATGATTGGATCACCATGAAGGTGAGTTGCTCCGACTCTCCCCGCGTCTCAGAGGCGTACCTAGGGGAAATGGCGGCACGCTACGGCGAGGAGTCAAACGCCTACCGGATTCGCGTATTAGGCGAGTTCCCCAGGTCAGATGACGATACTGTCATCCCAATGGAGTTGCTAGAGATGGCGCAGCAGCGAGACGTTGAGCCGAGTCAGTCAGCGCCAATGGTCTGGGGTCTGGACGTTGCGCGGTTTGGCTCGGACAGGTCGGCACTTTGTAAGCGCAAGGGGAACGCGGTGACCGAGCCAATCAAGACCTGGAAGAATCTGGACCTGATGCAACTGACCGGTGCGGTGGTGTCCGAGTACGAGGCTCTGCCACCAAGCGAGAGGCCAATGGAAATTCTGGTGGATAGCATTGGGTTAGGCGCGGGAGTGGTTGACCGGCTGCGGGAATTAAATTTGCCCTGTCGCGGCATCAACGTCTCCGAGAGTCCAGCGATGGGCGCGACGTACCGGAATCTGAAGGCTGAGTTGTGGCATAAGGCCAAAGCCTGGTTGGAGGGTCGGGACTGCAAGATGCCCAAAGACGAGGCTTTGGTTAGTGAATTGGCAATCGTGCGGTATTCGTTTACCAGTTCGGGCAAGATTCAGATTGAGGGCAAGGACGAGATCAGGAAGCGTGGGTTCCCGAGTCCAGACAGGGCAGACGCCTTTTGCCTGACATTTGCCAGCGACGCTGTGATCGGTGCATTTGGCGGTGCTAAAGTGTCGTGGAACAAGCCACTGCGCCGTAACCTTGCGCGAGTAGCATAATTGCGCATCCAACCAAAGGGGTAATCTATGAAGATTGACAAGGCCGCGAAGAAGATCGCCAAAGTGATGGGCGAGTATAAGTCTGGGAAATTGCACTCGGGCATGACCAAGCGCGTCGTGAAGAATCCCAAGCAGGCAATTGCGATTGCATTGTCTGAGGCTGGCAAGTCAAAGCCTATGCCCAAGGGGAAAATGTAATGGCGACACGCGACGTTCCAGCCAAGTACCGGGCGGCGATGAATCAGATGATGACTCCAGCCAAAGAGGTGGCAAAGTGTCCTGCGCCTACCCAGGACGTGGTGCTGAATCTGAAGAATCGTGCCAAGGCGATCACCACTGCCGCCTATGGCCCCGAGAATCCGAATCTGCCGAACGAGGCTTTTTGGCGTAACAAGGCCGACACCTGGGACGTGAGCATCGAAGATTCAAAGAAGAGCGTATGCGGTAACTGCGCGGCGTTTAACGTGCAGGATTCAATCAAGCAGTGCATTGCGAAAGGAATTGGAAATGAAGCAGACCCTTGGGGAACTATACGCCTCGCTGACCTCGGCTATTGCGAGATTTTTGACTTCAAGTGCGCGGCTAGTAGAACGTGCGATGCTTGGGTTACGGGCGGCCCTAACGATGGCAGCGCAGACGGTGAAGAGTCTATGGACACGGAACTAGAGGGCGGTGTTGAAGAGTGAAGAAGAAATGATCTCACCGATCTGTATCTCGACAGTGCATGGCAAAGGTTTGCGGGTGATGCTTGCAAGCATTGCCGAGTATTGTCCAGAAGTGCCTGTCTACTTGCGCGGTCCAGAGTCAGTGATTGGCGGCTTTGAGACTGACCTCAAAATATTTGGTGCAGCGCACAATTTTGGCGAAGATTACAACCATGTAATGGACCGTGCCTTTGCTGATGGTTTTGATTCTGTGATCTGCGCCAATGACGATATTGTGCTGACGCCCACCAGCTACAAGGATTTGCTGGAGGATGTTAGTCAGCTAAAGGCTAAAACTGATGATCCAGTGGGTTGGGTATCGGCGCGGAGCGATGCTGCGCGTCCAGGGCAGAACATTCGCAGCAACCCGTTTGACGAGAAGCTGCACTATTTTAAGTACCCATTTGAGCAATCCATTATGAAGATGGAGATTGTCAGTCCCATATTTGGGTGGATTGGACGCGACGCCTGGGACTGTTTCAAGTTTCCACCACTGAACTGGTACTCGGATGATGTCCACTGCAAAGACTTGCGTGCGGCGGGGTTTAATCATTATGTGAGTACGTCATATGTGCATCACATTGGCAGTAATACTATTGGATTGAATGGTGAGGCACTGACCAGGGCGGCGATACCGTGGCTACTACAAAACAGGCCACACTATGCAGAGGAGTGGTTCAAGTGAGTCATCAATCTCAGATCAACTTTATCAGCAGCGTGAAGGCCAAATTCCCTGAGTTTTTTGTGGGTAGTCGAGTTTTGGAAGTTGGTTCATTGAACATCAACGGGACTGTGCGTGATTTCTTTGTAAATCCTGACGAGTATGTGGGCTGCGACTTAGGCGAGGGCAAGGGCGTAGACATTGTCTGTGCAGGGCATGAGTTGCCATATGCTGATGGATATTTTGATGTAGCCATATCGTGCGAGTGCTTTGAGCACGACCGGCACTGGCGTAAGACATTCTCAAAGATGATTGATTTAGTTGAGTTTGGAGGCTTGGTTGTATTTTCCTGCGCGACCACTGGCAGGCAGGAGCATGGGACAACGAGAACGTCACCGACTGACGCGCCTTTTACCAATGACTACTACATGAACTTGGAAGCAGGACACTTTGGTTTGTTGGTGAAAAGGTTTTCACGGTATGAATTTAGCGAAAATCAGTCTCCAAGAGACTTGTATTTTTGGGGCATCAAATGAAGACAGCAGCTTGGCAACGTAAAGAGGGAAAGAGTCCAAGTGGCGGGTTAAATGCCAAGGGGCGCGCCAGCGCCAAGGCCGAGGGCATGAATCTGAAAGCGCCAGTGAAGTCTGGCGACAACCCGCGCAGGGCTTCATTCCTTGCGAGAATGGGCAATATGCCAGGTGCTGAGATGAAAGACGGTGAGCCAACGCGCTTGCTGCTGAGTTTGAAAGCCTGGGGCGCGTCAAGTAAGGTTGATGCACGAGCCAAGGCCAAAGCAATATCTGCAAGGAACAAGAAATGAACATGAACGATATGCCAGTGACCACCGACGTGGCCGCCCAAGAGCAGATGGATGACACCGAACTTGAAGCGATCATTGGGCAAGACCTGACCGACGCCGTCAGTTATATCGACTCCGACATCTCGCCCATTCGGGCGATGGGTACTGCTTACTACCGAGGCGACCCGTTTGGGAACGAGGAAGATGGGCGAAGCCAAGTGGTAGCGATGGAGGTGCGCGACACAGTCAGCGCCATGATGCCTAGCCTGATGCGGGTGTTTTTCAGTAGCGAGAACACCGTTGAGTACGTCCCCGAGACACCGGCAGATGTTGAGTACGCCAAGCAAGCCACAGACTACGGCAACTTCATATTTAACTCGGACAACAACGGGTTTATGACGACCTACGCCATCTTCAAAGATAGCCTGGTACGCAAGTGCGGAATTGCGAAATTCTGGTGGGAGGAGTCCGAGAAAGTTGATATTACCGACTTTAGCGGCCTGGATGACCAGACCCTGCAAATACTAATGCAGGAGCAGGCCGAGGTCAAGATTATTGTCAGCTACCCAGACCCTGATGCGCCTCCCATGCAGCCGCAGATTGACCCTAATATGGGTCAGATGATGCCGCCTCCACCGGCTCCCATGCTGCACGACGTGCAACTCAAGCGCGTCACCAAGGACGGGCGCATCAAGATCATGGCAGTGCCACCAGAGGAGTTGCTGATTGACCGGCGTGCGCGATCCTTTGACGATTGCAGCCTGATCGCGCACCGCAAGATGGCGACAGTCGCTGAACTGATTGGGATGGGTTATGACGAGGACGAGGTGCTGGACAACGTCACCGCGTCTGACCTGGACGACAACGAGGAGTACCTGGCACGCCAGCCGTTGGCGACCGCTATCGGACAGACAGACAGTGCCAACCCTATGCAGCGCCGCGTCCTGTACATCGAAGCCTACGAGCGCATCGACTACGACGGTGACGGCATCCCCGAGTTGCGCAAAATCTGCTGCATGGGTTCTGGTTACAAGGTTGTGCGTAACTTGCCAGCGTCCCATATTCCATTCGTGGACTTCCCCTGCGACCCCGAGCCACACACCAGCCCCATTGAGGCGATGTCCATATTCGACATCACGCACGACATCCAAGAGATCAAGTCCGAGATTCTGCGAAACACGCTGGATTCCCTGGCGCAGTCTATCCATCCACGCACTGCGGTGGTTGAGGGCCAGGTCAACATGGATGACGTGCTGAACAACGAGACCGGCGCGATCATTCGTATGCGTGCGCCTGGCATGGTGCAGCCGTTCTCTAGCCCGTTTGTGGGCCAGGCCGCGTTTCCCATGCTGGACTACATCGACCAGATCAAGGAAGACCGAACTGGCATGAGCAAGGCCGCGATGGGATTAAATGCTGACGCATTGCAGTCCAGCACCAAGGCGGCGGTGGCCGCCACCATCAGCGCGTCCCAGGGCCGCATTGAACTCACGGCGCGGATGATGGCCGAGGGCATGAAAAAGCTGTTCAAGGGCATCCTGTTCCTAATGGTGACTCACCAGGATAAGCCTCGCACGATCCGGTTGCGCGACAAGTTTGTGGAGATTGACCCCCGTGCTTGGAACGCCAACATGGACGTGAGCATCAACATCGGCCTGGGCAACGGCGACACCAACGAGCGCCTCCAGGCATTGATGATGATCAGCGGCAAGCAGCAGGAGGCGCTCACTCAGCTAGGCCCACAAAACCCACTGGTAAGCCCATCGATGTATGCCAGCACACTACGCAAAATCGTAGAACTTAGCGGGTTTAAGGACTCCAGCCAGTTCTTTAATGACGTCCCTGCCGACTACCAACCGCCAGCGCCGCCACCTCCTAAGCCGACACCGGAAGAAGTGCTGGCCGAGGTCCAGGCGAAGAGTATCGAGGCCGACATCCAGAAGAAGGCCGCCGAGTTGGAACTCAAGCGCGAACAGATGATCCGCGACGATGATTTCCGACGCGACCAACTAGCGCAAGATGGTCTTCTGAAAAAATATGAAATAGAATTAAAGTACAACGCTCAAATAAGCAACGCTGAGATTCAAGCTGCAACCAGCATGAATCGAGAGGCAACCATCAACCAACCTGGAATGGCATGACAGAACAAGTAATCCGCGCTGGCCGCAAGGCACAGGAACTTTTAGAGGACGAGACGTTCAATACGGCATTGAGCAAGATTGAAAACGACCAACTCTGGATTTTCAAGAGCAGCAAGCCCGAGGAATCCGCAAAACGCGAGATGGCCTGGTCCATGTTGAGGGCGATTGATAGCCTCAAAGGTGAACTGACAAAGACCATCGACAACGCAAAAGTGGCGCAACGCGCTGCGGAACGGGTTAATAAATGACAGAATCACTCAATATGGACGCAGCAGTCCAGGCACTCACGGCCATACTTCCCGAAGAGGGAGAAAAGTCAACCGACGAGGCGTTATCTCAGGAAACTGAGGCGGCGGTGGATGAAGAATTGTCCGGTGATGCAGACGCATCGGACGATGAAACGCCTACCGAACAGTCGGAGGAAGATGAGGAATCAGAGGAGAGCGAAGAGCCGCAGACTTTCACCGTCAAAGTAGATGGCAAGGAAGTTACTGTAACGCTTGACGAACTCCAGCAAGGTTACTCACGCACTCAAGACTACACGCGGAAAACCCAGCAGATTGCCGAGGTGCGCAAGCAAGTCGAGCAAGAAAGCCAGGCCATCCGCGCCGAGCGTGCGCAGTACGCTCAATTGTTAGGAGCATTGGAGCAGCAAGTTCAGCAGGCGGCAGCGCCTCAAATCGATTGGGACCGTCTTTATCAAGAAGACCCCATCGAGTGGGTGAGGCAGAAAGAGTTAGTGCGTGAGAACCAGGCCAAGTACGCCGCTATTCAGAGCGAACAGCAGCGACTTGCAGAAATCTCTAACTATGAACAAGCGCAGTCTATGCAGGCATTTCTTGCTCAAGAGCAAGACAAATTAATGGAAGTCCTACCCGAGTGGAAAGACCCCGTCAAGGCCAAGGCAGAGAAAGCGTTACTCATTGAATTCGGCCAGAAGGCAGGATTCCAGCCTGATGAATTGAAGAACATTTTTGACCACCGTGTCGTAAGCGTGTTGCGTAAAGCGGCACTGTACGAGCAGATGATGTCCAAGCGGGGCAACATCAAGCCGGTGACTAACAATGGCCCAAGACCAGCCAAGCCAGGAGCAGCGGGTCGAGTCTCCACAACAAGCGAGTCAACGCGTGCAAAACAACGTCTTGCAAAAAGTGGTCGCGTCCAAGACGCGGTCTCCGCAATTGAACTTTTATTAAAGTGAGTAAATCATGGCAATCGTAACTAATACTTTCACCACCTTTGACGCCAAAGGTATCCGTGAAGACCTGTCCAACATCATCACCAATATCGCACCCGAAGAAACTCCCTACATGAGTAACATCGGACGTGAGTCAATCAGCAATTCGCTGTTTGAATTCCAAAGCGATACCCTGGCGGCAGCAGCGGCTAACAAGCAGATTGAGGGTGACGATGTCGCCTCTTTTGACGCTGTTACCGCAACCGTTCGCCTGCAAAACTACGCTCAGATTTCGCGCAAGACAATCATCTTGTCCGCGACTGAAGAGGTGGTTAACAAGGCTGGCCGTCGCAGCGAACTGGCTTACCAGATCGCCAAGCGTAGCGCCGAACTGAAACGCGACCAAGAGTTCACCATGCTGAACGGCGCTGTGGCTGCTGCTGGTAGCACCAGCACCGCACGCGGTACTGCATCTTTGGGCGCGTGGGTCAAGACCAACGTAGACAAGCAGACTGATGGTACTAACCCATCCTATACCACGCTGCCAAGCAGCGCCCGTACTGACGGCACTGTGCGCACTTTCACTGAGACCATTCTCAAGAATGTGATTCAGCAAGTGTGGGCTGCTGGTGGTTCGCCTAAGATTCTAATGACCGGCCCTGTTAACAAGCAGCGCGTCAGCGGATTCTCTGGTATCGCCTCTAGCCGTTTCAACATCAACGGCGGTGAAAAACCTGCGACATTGATCGGCGCGGTTGATTTATACGTCAGCGATTTCGGGACAGTGGCCGTTATAGCGAACAGGTTCCAACGTGAGCGTGATGCATGGGTACTCGATCCTGAGTACGCCAAGATGGTTGTGCTGCGTCCTTACCAGCAAATTGAACTTGCTAAGACCGGCGACGCTGAGAAGCGTATGTTGCTGGTGGAGTGGGGTCACAAGGTGCTGGCCGAGAACGCCCACGGCCTGGCTGCTGACCTGATTACGTCGTAATCAACTAGAAGGGATCAGGGCAACCTGGTCCCTTTTTTAACGCATGAACAATCAAGTATTTGACGATAACAAGGAAGCGGGTATTACCCGCTTTTGGCATTACAACGATGAAACCGGCCAGGCAACAATTCAGACTCAGCAGGATGTCACAGCAGTTGTTGAAGCGAACAAGGCAGATTTCAACCATGTAGATGAGCGTGCAAACTGGAAGGGCGAGTGGCATCACGTTGCCAGCATTCCAGAAGGCGTCTACTACAAACTCAAGGCCGAGGGCAAGCTGGATGATCAGGCGTACATGAAACGCTGGCTCAATGACCCCGACAACAGATTTTTTAGAACGAGACCTGGACAAGTATGAATAACTACATTGCAGTCTGCACTCCAGCGCGGGACATGGTTCACGCCAACTTTACCTATTGCCTGGTGAATATGGTTTGCTACCACACGTTGAACACGACAGATGCAGTGAGTTTGAAAATCATGCAGGGTACGCTGATACAGAACCAGCGTGCTGATCTAGCGCTGGATGCGATGGCCGAGGGCTGCAGCCATATCCTGTTCATCGACTCCGATATGACATTCCCCCAAGACATGATTGAGCGTCTGCTCAAGCACGATCTGGACATCGTGGCGACTAACTGCGCACGCCGACGTATCCCTACAGGTCCGACTGCCCAGAAGTACGATTCTGATGGAAAGCGCGAATTGATTTACACCATGCCCGAGTCAACCGGCATTGAGGAAGTTGGTAGCATCGGCATGGGCGTGATGCTGATCAAGCGCAACGTATTTGAGAAGCTAACAGAACCTTGGTTCGAGACACCTTGGCGCACTGACGCCAGAGGCTACATCGGAGAGGACATCTTCTTCTGCCGCAAGGCGCAGGACGCAGGGTATAAAATCTACATAGACCACGACGTGAGCAAAGAGATCGGCCACATTGGGACGTTTGAATTCAAGCACGACCACACCTGGATGATGCGCGACATCGAGAAGGAAAAGGCAGAGCATGGCACTTAGCACCTACGCTGAACTAAAAGCCTCGGTTGCCGATTGGCTCAACCGTAGCGATCTCACATCTGCCATTACCGACTTTGTCTCTCTTGCTGAAGCGCAGATGGAGCGCACATTGCGCACCACTCAGATGATTACACGCGCTACAGCCACCATCGATGCCGAGTACAACTCAACGCCAAGCGACTTCTTAGAGGCGCGGACGTTCAAGATGGACACCAACCCAGTTAGCCCGTTGCAGTTTGAGACTATCGACAGTCTGGATGACTTACTGACAATTTATACATCTAGCGGGAAGCCTAAGTTTTTTGGCGTTGTCGGGTCTCAGATTCGCGTTGTCCCCATTCCAGATTCTAGCTACACCGGAGAGTTGATCTACTACAGCAAACTCGCCAAGCTATCCACGTCCAACACTACCAATTGGCTGCTTACCAAAGCGCCTGACGTGTACCTGTACGGTTCACTGCTCCAAGCTGCACCATACCTACAGGATGACGCAAGAATTCAAGTGTGGGCTGGCTTGTACCAGAGAGGTATTGAAGAACTGCAAATTGCAGATGAGCGCGGAGCGACTAGCGGTGGCGCTCTAAAGTCACGCGCAAGGTCTTTCGGTTAAAATTTTCCCAGTTTTGGAGAACAAAATGCAATCTGAACGCATCAACAGTAAAGACGCCGCAAGCGTAGTAATTTCACGCCAATCCGACATGAATGAAAGCATCGGCATCACCGGTTCTTATGAATTGACTTGCTTTGACAAGGATGGCAATCTGAAGTGGTCACAGCAAATAAAAAATTTGGTGGTGACTGTTGGTAAGAATGACTTGTTAGACAAGTATTTTGCTGGCTCTGCTTACACCGCAGCCTGGTACGTTGGCTTAGTTGATGGAGCCTCTACCCCAACCTATGCCGCTGGTGACACTATGTCCTCGCACGCTGGCTGGAGCGAGACTGTTCCTTACTCCAATGCAACCCGTCCATCGGTAGCATGGAACGCGGCCGCATCTGGTTCTAAGGCATCCACCGCTACATCTTTCACAATTAACGCCACAGCTACCGTGGCTGGTGCATTTCTGACCACTGTAAGCACTAAATCGGGTACTACGGGTATTTTGTACTCTGCTGGTAGCTTTACTGGTGGCAATCGTTCTATCGCCTCTGGTGACACCTTGAACGTCACCTATACCGCGTCGGTCTAAGGAATTATTTATGACATTCAAGACAGGCGATAGCGTGATCATTAGCGGAACATCCATGATCGGCACAATTGTGGTCGGTGCAGTTGTAGATGACGAGTCCACCTTGCTGTTCAAGGTTCAATACACCGATCAATACAACCAGGCACAAGAGCGTTTCTTCAAAGAAAACGAACTTGTCGCAATCTGAACTATAGGAGTCTTTAATGGCTCTAGTCCTTGATGACCGAGTACAGGAAACCACTACCACTACGGGTACTGGAACCATAACGCTTGCCGGTGCAACGATTGGATATCAGTCATTTGCCGCAGTTGGTAATGGCAATACGACCTACTACTGCATTACCGACGGTACAAATTGGGAAGTTGGAATTGGAACCTATACATCTTCTGGTACAACACTTTCCAGGACAACTGTACTAGAGTCAAGCAACTCAGGCAGTTTAGTAAATTTTTCAGCAGGGACAAAAAACGTCTTTATTACATATCCTGCAAGCAAGGCTCTTTATACAGACATTCCAAACACATTTGGATTCAAAAACCGTCTTATCAATGGTCTGATGCAGATTGCTCAACGAGCAACTTCTGGGACATCTGGAGCAGCAGTACCGACTACTGCGCCTACCTACCCATCCATAGACCGCTGGTACGCTTACGCTACAGGAGCAACAGTCACCGTAGCGCGAGTTGCTGGGTCGGGGTCAAATCAGTACAACCTACAGGTAACAGGAGCGGCATCTGTAACGGCGGTTGGAGTAGGTCAACGTATTGAGCAGTCCAACAGCTATGACATGGCTGGAAGCACCGCCACGTTGTCTGTAAATATCTCAAATTCGCTGCTGACTACAGTTACATGGACTGCCAACTATGCGACTAGTGCTGATACATGGTCTGCCAAAACACAAATTGCTACAGGCACTTTCACCGTCACATCGACCCTAACAAATTACACCGTAAACATTAGCATCCCAGCCGCAGCCACTACCGGCATTGAAATATTGTTTACTGTAGGCGCTCAGACAAGTGGAACTTGGGTAATTGGCAATGCACAATTAGAAAAGGGTAGTGCAGCTACAACTTTTGATTATCGGGACATAGGTAGAGAACTAATCTTATGCCAAAGATATTTTGAAAAAACTATAAATCAATCTCAAGCATTAGGTACACAATCACCATCAAATAATAATTATAATCTTAGAAGGGTTGCTCCCACTAATGTCACAATGAGTGGAGTAATATACACCTTGTCACAGAGCTATATGGTGGTTAAAAGGTCTCAACCAACTATCACTCTATACGCCGCAGATGAGTCTTCTAGTGTGTCTGGGTCTTGGACTGGCTACCCAGCTACTGGGGCTAGTGGGTTAATTGCACCTACCGTAAATAATATAGGGGATACATCTTTTGCAATGTATAGCTCTACAGCAACTTATGTATTTTGGCAAGGATTTTACGCGGCATCTGCGGAGTTGTGAACTATGTATAAATTATCAAAAGACCCAATGACGCAACAAACAAATAGCGTCCAGCGATTATCCGATAAAGCATGGATACCATTTGACCCCGCCAACACCGACTATCAGCAGTATTTGGAGTGGATTGCTGAAGGCAATACGCCGTTACCGGCTGACTAACCATGTTCGGTCTTGCGCCATTCGGTACACCATTCAGCGCACCAGGCAATTCGTACTCTGTTTACGCTTCTTCTGGTGGCTATGGGGCAAATTTATATGGATATGGTGCGTATGGTATTGGAGGTTACGAGTCTCTTATAGGTGGATTTGGATATGACAAGTCGCTGACTGAGTCAGGATCAGCAGCAGATGATAATTCAGCAATTACAACGCTTGGCCTAACCATATCGGAGACTCTATCAGCGTCTGACATCCTCACCAATATTGCCACGATGTTGGCAAGCATTGCTGAGTCAGCATCTGCTGCTGATGCGATAGATACCAGCCTGGTGGCAGTTGCCTTTGCCAGCGAGTCTGTAACGGCCTCCGATTCACGCAGCAGCACCATTGTATTTTTGGCGCTGGTATCTGAAAGTGCCAGCGCATCAGATGCGCAAGTTTGCATCTTGACAATACCGGTTCAAGTGTCGGAGACACTAAGCGTATCGGATGCAATCACAAACGCATTGCAAGCAGTGGCAGCTGTCTCAGAATCACTTACCGCATCAGATACAAGCGTAAGTACGCTAACTATGTATCTTGCTGTTGCGGATGCACTGACTGCGACAGAGTCAATATTTCCAACATTTACATATCAAGTATTTAATGATGAGTCCATAACGGCCTCGGACTCTTCAACTATGACAGCATCATTCCTAGTTGATGTTGCCGAGTATTTGGCCGCTATAGATGCGTATGAGAACGTCGGGATTTTTGTAGGTGACATTTCCGAATCAGGATCGACGCTGGACGATTACTTGCCAGGCTTAGATTTCCTAGCGTCAATTTCTGAGGCTGCAAGCGCACTAGACTTTATCACTCAGAGGCTTAAATGGGAGCCAGAACCAATCAATCCAGAGACATGGACAGACTCTGGCACATCCACTACCACTTGGACTACACAGTCCCCAGATTCGCGTAGCTGGACTATAATTTCTGACAATACCGATACTTGGACACCATTAGGCGTAACGTCCAAGGATTGGACAACCCAATGAGGTAAATCATGGCTGATACGACAACGACCAACCTACTACTAACCAAACCCGAAATTGGGGCTAGTACTGATACTTGGGGAACCAAGATCAATACCGACCTAGACTCGGTTGACGCGGTATTTGCTGCGGCTGGAACCGGAACTAGCGTTGGTCTGAACATTGGAACTGGTAAGACGATCACGCTTGCTGGAACGACTAAGTTTGCTGGGTCTACGTCAGGAACAACCACTGTGGTAGCCACAGCAGTTGCTGGCACTACAACTCTCACGCTGCCAGCGGCTACAGATACATTGGTTGGGAAGGCGACTACCGATACGCTTACCAATAAGACGCTGACTGCTCCTACTCTTGCATCTGCAAATATTACAACTGCATTGACTTTGACGGGTGCTTCTGGAACATCAGGCCAAGTACTTACATCTGCTGGGTCAGGCGCTGCGCCTACTTGGACAACTGCTTCTGGTGGCGGCGGGGGAACCCTAACCATTTCCAACAAAACGGGAGCCTACACGGTTGTTGCTGGTGACAACGGTACGGTGATTAACTGCACCAGTGGCACATTTACAGTGAGTCTGACTGCTGCGGCTACGTTGGCCTCTGGATTTAATGTTCAGATTATCAATACTGGAACGGGAACTATTACGATTGACCCATCAGGTTCTGAGACGCTTGACGCGAATACGACTTGGAAACTTTCAAAGGGGCAAGGTGTTCGTATTCTTTGCGATGGAACAAATTTCCAAACGATTGCAATCCGCACCAGCGGTCAATCAGCAAATAGCGTTGCTCTTGGGAATAACAGCGGAGGCACTCCATCGGTAGCCATTACAGGCGCAGGAGCAATGGCGCTGGGTGGTTCCTACGCATCAGGTACAGATAGTTTTGCTGCTGCTATTACGGATAATACAAGCACCTATGGTGCAACTGCCACTAGTGCAGTAGCACTTGGGTCAATAGCCGCTGCATCAGCAAATTATTCATTTGCTTTAGGGCAATATGCTAGTACCTTTGCTGCTAATTCTGGAGTTTTTGCTGGTTCTTCTAATACCGCATCAACTTCTAGCGCGGTAGTTTTAGGTGGTGAAAATAACGCTGCTAATGGTGTAAAGTCAGCCGTTATAGGTGGGAATTACGGCAGTGCTCGCGGAACTAATGGAAAAATAGTATCAGCAGCATCTGATGCACCAATTGCAAGTTCTTTGGGCGTTTCGCAGCTTGGAATGCTTATTCTTGGTAGGCAAACAACAAATGCAACTGCCACTGTAATAGCTTCTGATGCAAACACAGTATCAACAGATAACCAGTTAACTTTACCCAACAATTCAGCATATTATTTTCGTGGTGAAGTCATAGCTGGTGTCACAGGCGGCGGTAATACCAAGGGTTGGTTTATTGAAGGCGCAATCAAGCGTGGTGCTAATGCTGCGGCTACGGCACTCGTTGGTACACCCACAGTGACATCAAGTTATGCAGATGCAGGGGCATCAACATGGGCAGTAGCTGTCACAGCAAATACTACTTTGGGCTGTATAACAATCACAGTTACTGGTCAAGCGTCCACCACAATTCGCTGGGTTGCACAAGTGCGAACAACTGAAATGACTTACTAAGGAAACAATCATGGCTATTCAACTCAATCTCTCCACTTCGCAGTATGGCGTTCCTTTTGCGGGTGCTTACTTTCGCATTGTTACAGCAGCAGTAAGCCGCACGCGCAGCGTAGACAGCCGTCACTCAGTGATGATTGATGTCGCTGGCTACGCAACGCAGCCAAGTGATGATGACACGCGGGATGTGGATTTTCGCCGTTACCACTGCCCGTTGGCTGAAGTAGAGGCGCAAACTGGTGCTACTTTCTTGGCTAAGTGCTACGCATGGGTTATGGCTCAAACTGACATGACAGGGTCAACCGGCGTTTAACACTTAGCACTGGAGCGCGTAAATGGAATTTCAACCAATGTTCAACTTCATCGGTGGAGCGATCCTGGTCGCCGTTGGCTGGTGGTGCAAAGAAATATGGGACTCGGTCAAGGCATTGAAGAATGACATCAAGGCCATCGAGATTGATCTGCCAAAGAACTACGTCAGCAAAGCAGACATTGAGAGCCGCCTGGACAAGATTGACGCGACATTGGAGCGCATCTTTGACAAGCTGGAAAACAAGGCAGACAAGTGATTGATCAGGTGGTCTCAGCAGAAAGTCCCTGGCCTAACACTGAGACAAAGACAGTTTTAGTTTGTCGGATTCCTAAACGAGAAGAGGACAAAAAGATGGGTGCAAACGAATTCACTGACAAAGATGGACGCATCTGCCGTTGGGTAGTTGTGAACGCAAAGTAATGGACCCCATAACGGCTTTTATGGCGGCACAAGCTGCTGTTGCTGGAATAAAAAAGCCATTGCTCTTGGTAAAGACATCCACGGCCTATACAAAGAATTCAGCGGTTTTTATCAAGCAGCGGATACAGTTCACCTAGCAAGCAGCAAAGCCAGGATTGCGAGCATAGGAAAGACAGATGCACAAATCAGTTCTCAGGCTCTACAGATTGCAATGGCATCTAAAGCATTGCGGGAACATGAGAAGGAACTGAAGGACATTCTCTTTTATTCGGGGAATGCCCAGGTTTGGGAAGAGATGATGGCAGAGCGCACCAGGATGATCAAGGAGCGCAACACGCTAGAGAGAGAAGAAGCGGAGCGCAAACAAAAGGACAAGGAAGTGAAAGTTGCAATCATTATGAACACACTCTGGATTTCTGGTGCATCAGCTATCGTTGTTCCGTTACTGAGTATTACGGTTCACGTTATAACGAACAGGGGTTTTTGATATGAGCGAAGAGAAAATCCAAGCAATGGAAACAAAAAGCGCCTTGGTTGAGAAAATCACATTTGCTTTGTTGCCGCTATTGTTTTCGTGCGTGGTTTATCTCATGTCGGCTCTGTCTAACCTGTCCCACGAAGTCACTATTCTCAATAGCAAAATAAGCTTGGTGGTGACCTCTGACAACAAGCAAGCAAGCAACACGGGCGCTGAGTTGGCAAGGGAAAAGTTACGCCAAGACTTGGAAAAAGAAATCCAAAAAAACAGGGATGACATTCAAGTCAACCGTCTGCACATTGCCATTTTGGAAGACAGGGCCGGGATGAAAACCACGTTTAAAAAGGAAGATAAATGATTCCAATCATCGGCGCACTACTCAGCACGTTAGCTGAAAGCGGTTTAGGACTGCTATCCAGCGCTATCCAGGCCAAGGGTAAGGAGGTGGTCGAAAACACGCTAGGCGTGAAGATTCCCGACAATCCAACTCCCGCTGATGTTGAGCGCTTGCGTGAGTTGCAGTATCAGCACGAAGAGCGCCTGATTGAATTGGGTATTGAGAAGGCCAAGTTAGAGATGGCCGAGTTGGAACTGCTGGCAAGGGCGGCACAGTCTGATGCGGAGAACGTTACAGACCGTTGGCAGGCAGACATGAACTCTGATTCATGGCTCTCAAAGAACATTCGGCCTATGAGCCTTATAGCCATATTTATGGGCTATTTCCTGTTTGCCATGATGAGCGCCTACGGCCTCAACGCCAACGAGTCCTATGTGACCCTGCTGGGTAACTGGGGAATGCTAATCATGGGCGCTTACTTTGGTGGCAGAACGGTAGAGAAGCTGGCAGAAATGAGGAGTTCAAAATGAGCCTAAGTCAAGAGCAGGCAGCTTTCCTGCTGGATATGTGCAAGCTGATCCAGCACGCCACAGAACAGGGTTTTATGGTCACTGGTGGCGAGTTAGCCCGTACACCGGAGCAGCAGGCCATCTACGTTAAGACAGGTCGGTCTAAGACCATGAACTCTATCCACCTAAAGCGGTGCGCGATGGACTTAAACTTCTTCAAGGATGGAAAAATAATCTGGGACAAAGCTATCCTGGCTCCGATTGGAGCCTACTGGGAAAGCCTGTACCCAAAGAACCGCTGGGGCGGTAACTTCAGATCGCTGGTGGATTGCCCACACTTTGAACGAAACATATGAGCGATTACAGCGGCCAGATCACAACGCCAGCGCAGCCGAATATCGGTAACCCTGGTGATACATATGACCGCCTGTTCTTTAGCCAGACATTCAGCAACATCGGGAACTACGCTAACCGCGTCACAAACGCCCTAGCAGCGTTATTTGGACCGCGTGGCGGCAAGTATCTCAACGCACCTTATGGCGCGTTCCAGGACTCCACAGACCAGGTGGCGGCTAACACTACAACCGCCTACGCCATCACGCTTAACACCACCGACTTCAGCAACGGCGTTACGCTCTCAAACTCATCTAGGCTGAACGTATCGCAGTCTGGCATCTACAACGTGCAGTTTTCTATCCAGTTTACGAACACGACAAACGCATCTCAAGACGTTGACGTTTGGTTCAGAAAGAATGGAACAAACATTGACAAGTCGAACTCAAGGTTTGGGTTTGCACCCAGAAAAGGCGCTGGCGATCCGTTCCACATAATTGCCGCAATGAACTTCTTTGTCAACCTTAACGCAAACGATTATGTGGAAATCATGTGGCGGCCTACTGATGTCGGAGTGTCGATTGAGCAGTATCCGGCAGGCACTTCCCCAACCAGGCCAGCAGTACCGTCGGCCATCGTTACACTGTCGTTTGTCTCCAACCTATCGGTGTAATCATGGCACTCATTCCTCTCAAAATTCCCCCAGGCGTTTACCGCAACGGCACTGAGTACCAGGCGGTTGGCCGCTGGTACGACTCCAACTTGGTGCGCTGGTTTGAGAATACTTTGCGCCCGATTGGCGGGTGGCGGGTCAAGTCCACGTCTGCCATGACGGGTAAGTGTCGAGGGCTTATCACCTGGAGAGACAACAGCGCGGCACGTTTTGCTGCTGCTGGTACTCAGTCCAAGTTGTACGCGATGAATGTCGGAGGTACTCTGAAGGACATCACGCCAACAGGGTTTACTGCGGGTTCCGCTGACGCCACCTCCACAACCGGATATGGTTACTACACTTATGGGAATTTATCGTATGGCACTGCGCGTCTTGACACCGGATTAGTACCGGCCACAACTTGGAGCATGGATACCTGGGGAGAGTACCTGGTTGCGTGCAGCAGCACAGACGGCAAGCTATACGAATGGCAACTAGGTTTCACAACTCCTACGCTGGCGGCAGTTATCACCAACGCACCGACAAGCTGCGCGGCGGTGATGGTCACCAGTGAGCGCATCATGTTTGCTTTGGGTGCATCGGGTAACCCGCGCTTAGTAAAGTGGTCGGATCAGGAGAACAACACAACCTGGACGGCGGCAGCCACCAACCAGGCCGGTGACTTTGAATTGGCGACACCAGGTTCTTTGAGGTGCGGCAAGCGCGTGCGTGGCGTCAACATCTTGTTTACCGACACCGACGCGCACGTCGCCAGCTACATCGGACTGCCCTACGTCTACAGCTTTGAGAAGGTTGGTAGCGGGTGCGGCGTCATCTCCTCGCAAGCTGTAGCGGCAATCGACACGTCCGCAATGTGGATGAGTCAATCTGGATTTTGGAGTTACGACGGGTTTGTCAAGCCTATGATGTGCGACGTTGGTGACTATGTATTCAATAACATGAATCTGAACCAAGCGTCCAAAGTCTACGCCGTCCACAACTCTAGCTATGGAGAGGTGACCTGGTTGTACCCGTCACTATCCTCAACCGAATGTGATAGCTATGTCACCTATAACTATCGGGAAGGTACATGGTATTTCGGACTGATGGCACGCACCGCTGGAACAGATAGAGGCGTATTTGTCAACCCTATGATGGTTGGAACTGACGGGTACATCTACGACCATGAGGTCGGATATACATACGACTCGGTGGCTCCTTACGCGCAGTCCGGTCCGATTGAACTTGGGAACGGCGACAACGTGATGGCCGTAAGATCGGTAATTCCTGACGAGCAGACTCTGGGAGAGGTCGCCATCTCATTCACGGCCAGGATGTACCCGACATCGGCAGAGACAAGCTACGGCCCGTTTAACGCCAAAGCGCCAACCGATACCCGATTCTCTGGCCGGTCAGTCAAGATGAAGGTAACCGGCAATGTCCTGGAAGATTGGCGGGTTGGCGTGATGCGGTTGGAGGCTACGTCGGCAGGGAAACGGTAATGGAGGACTTCTGGCGGTTGGCACAACACATTGAAGCCGCCTTAGAATACTCAGAAGGCACTCATACCCTTGAAGATGTTGCGCAGGGTGTTGAGGAAAACAGATTCCAGCTTTGGCCTGGGGTCAATAGCGCAGTCATTACAGAGATCATTGTCTATCCGCGACTCAAGAATCTGCACTATTTTCTTGCTGGCGGCGACCTAGATGAACTCAAGCGGATGCGACCATACATCGAGGCTTGGGGTAAGCAGATTGGTTGCACGCGAGTTACCTTGGCTGGCCGTAAAGGTTGGGCAAGGACATTTTTAGCAGATGAAGGATATGTCCCTAAATGGCATATTTTGTCTAAGGAGTTGTGATATGAGTCTAGGTGGTCAAAATGCATCTCCATCAGTGATTGTGTACGGTCCTGATGGGACAGCGTATGGTAGTCCTGCTGATGCAGCAGCCGCTGGCGTGAGCAACGCTACTATGTCGCAGCCTATTGGCGTTCCAGATAACCAATATGTACCTATGCAGGTTCGTACGCCTCAATACTACACTCCTCCAGCATATCAACCCTACACGCCAGTTGCTGCGCCACTACCTAATATCCCAACTCAACCATCTGGTGGGCGTAATCGTTATGCAGAGATCATGGCGAATTACCAGCAAGCGCAGCCTAGTATGCCGCCTAGCTACAGCGGTGGGTTTACTGGGTATCCATCCGACTACACCGGAGGATTTACGCCGTACAAACCCACAGTTCCGACCCCCGCACCTATAGTAGATCAACCATCATCTGGTGGACTTCTTACTGGTGGCGGGGGCGGTAAATATGGCGCATCCTCTGATGGAGAACCAGGAGCAGGATTTATTGCACCGACTAGCCAAAATGCATATGACGTATCTCAGCTTGGAAAAAATATAAGCTATGTATCTCCTTTAGTTGGCTCTTTAACTGGTATGTACGGGAATTATTTGGCAAGCCAAGTAGACCCAAACTACAGCAATGAAGGAAGAAACTATCCAGCACCAACTGGTGGGTTTGTCAGCACACCAGACACGCAAGCAGTTCGGGATGCCATAAACAGCACTGACTTTTCTGGAATGGATAGGGGTAGCGGAGATAGAGGTGGTGACAGTGATGGTGGTGGCAGAGCCACTGGTGGAAACAATGGTGACGCATCAGGCGGCGGTGATCGCGGAACACGCGGTGGCTTTGCGCAAGGCGGCTACGTCTCCATGCAGAACTTGGGAGGACTAGACCCAATGGGACCAGATGACGGTTACGCCACTCTCAAGGATGGCGAGTTTGTCATCAACGACAAGGCGGTCAAGAAGTACGGTATCGAATTGATGAACGCTATCAACTCGGGCAAGATTTCAAAGGGCAAGCTACGCGGCTTGCTCGAAATGTAAGGAGAACGATATGTCTAAAGGCGGCGGCAGCACAACTTCAACAACATCCATTGACCCTGATCTGAAGAAGGCTTATCTAGCCAACATCGGACAGGCTCAGAGCGTGGCTGGTGCATTACCAGTACGGCAATTTGCAGGGTTCAACCCGCTGTACACGGCGGGTGAAGAGCAACTGATAAATACAGGACTTAATGGCCCAGGTATTCAGTCAGTTGACCAGGCTGCATATCAAACTGCTCAAGCTGGAGGCTACCAACCTCAGATGGTTGGAGGAATTAGCGGTGGACCGGCGGCAATGGCTGGTGCAACTGGTTACCAAGCATCTAATTTTGGTGGAGCGCAAACAGGACCAGCATCAATGGCCGGTGCAATGGGCTATCAGGCAGCTAATTTTGGTGGAGCGCAAACTGGACCGGCAGCACTTGCACGTTCACAAGGTTATCAGGCAGCTAATTTTGCTGGAGCGCAAACAGGCCCAGCAGCATTAGCTGGCGCAATGGGTTATGGTGCAAGTGACGTTAATGCGGCGCAGGCAAACATGGGTGACATTGGGCGCTACATGAACCCATACTCGCAAAACGTCACTCAAAATGCTTTGTCTGATTTAGAAAAACAGCGTCAAAAATCCTTGCTTCAAATTTCACAGCAGGCCGGTGCTGCAAAAGCATTTGGTGGATCGCGCCAAGGAGTTGCAGAGGCACAAACCAACATTGGATATGGGACTGAGGCTGGCAATTTATCGTCAAAATTAAATGAGCAGGCTTACAACAATGCTATGGCTGCGCAGCAGCAAGACCTTGCACGCCAACAGCAAGCTGCAATGCAGAATGCTGCGCAACGTACATCTGCCTCACAGTTTGGCGCTGGTGCAGCAAACCAAGCTGCATTGGTAAATGCCGCTGCTAAAAATGCAATGGCTCAATTTAATACTGGCAATTTGCAGCAAGCCGGTTTGAGTAATGCAGCATCACAAAATGCTGCCTCACAGTTTGGCGCTGGTGCAGCGAACCAGGCTGCACTAACTAATGCCGCTGCTCAAAATGCAATGCAACAGTTTAATACTGGAAATTTGCAGCAAGCCGGTTTGAGTAATGCAGCATCACAAAATGCAGCTTCACAATTTGGCGCTGGTGCAGCGAACCAGGCTGCACTAACTAATGCCGCTGCTCAAAACGCAATGGCTCAATTCAATGTTGGTAACCTCCAGCAAGCCGGTTTGACTAACATGGCCGCACGAAATGCAGCATCACAGTTTGGCGCTGGCGCACAAAACCAGGCTCAGTTAACTAATGCTGCCTCTATAAATGCAATGAATCAATACAATGCGGGACTCGCGCAGCAGTCTGCACTGGCTAACCAAAACATTGGGCTTGCTGGCGCTCAGTTTAGGCTTGGCGCTGCAAACCAGTTGGGTAATCTTGGAACTCAGCAGCAGGGTCTGCGAATGAGTGGTGCGCAAGCAGCAATGCAAGCTGGAAGTGCGCGTCAGCAGTTGGAGCAGGCTCAGATGGATGCAATGCGCAACATCGGTATGGAGAAACTGGGGATTTCATCTGGCGCTCTTTCCGGTCAGCTACCCAACCTTGGCATGACTCAGACGCAACCGTACTACCGTAACCAGGTTGGTGGTGCTTTGGGTGGTGCTGCTGCTGGTTACCAGTTTGGTGGACCAATTGGCGCTGGTATCGGCGGTCTGCTTGGATACTTTGGATAAGGAGAACAAGATGGCATACCCATATGATTATTTAATGGAATTAAATCGTAGAAAAATTGCTCCACTAGATTTACTTAGCACGCAAGCAGAAGTTCCACAAATACCATCTCCGCAATCCAATTGGGAGCGTTATTTATTAGAAAATTCTGGACCATATCAAGTGGCTCCAGGGGATAACCCAATGGGAATTCCTCTTGGTAATCTAGCCGCTAATGTTCCTGATATGGCACTTCAAAATCAGGCACAGCAAGCAGCGCCACCAGCAGCACCACAGCGCACACTTGGTTTGCTGGGTGATATGTTTGGCGGTGCATCCGCGCTAAACGAGTACATGACGCCAGAACAAAAGGCGCAGCTACAGAACCAAGGAGTTATGGCAGCGGCCATGCAACTGCTGGCATCGTCAGGCCCGAGCCGCACGCCTGTGGGACTCGGTCAGGCGCTTGGTCAGGCTTATGGCGCAGGACAGCAGGGCTACACGGCAGCGCAGCAGAATCTGCTACAGAGCATGGAAGCCAAGCAGAAGATGGAAGAGGCAAAATCCAAAAAGGATATGCAGGCCAATGTGTCAAATTTTCTGTCGCAGAAAGCACCGGAAGGTATTGAAGCTAATGCATTCAAGGCGCAGCAGTACATGAAGTTGGCAGACGTTTACGCTGCCAGCAATCCTGACCAGGCCAGCAAGTTTTTTGACATGGCGCAGAAGCTGATGCCTGCAAAAGAGGCAACTCCTGATGACATCAAGAAGTTGCAGGCTTTGAATCTGCCCATTACTTTGCAGAATTTGCAATCATTGAAAGAAGAAGCAAGTCCTGCTGAAGTCAGAATTTTGAAGGCTACAGGTACACCAGTGACCTTTGAAAATGTAATGAAACTACGTCAATCAGGTGCTGCTGGTGGAACAAACGTATCGGTGAATACTGGTGAAAAAACAAGAGCCGTTGAAATCAACAAGGACATTGTTGCTCAAATGGGCGCAATGACAGATCAAGCTAGGTCTGCCAACGAGACCCTAATGAATGTTGATAGGATTCTTCCAGCACTCAGCGGAGCTATTACCGGACCATTGGCCGACTACCGCACCACTCTCAC